TCTGATACCAGTCCATGTTGTCCCTTTCTGCCCCTCAGGGCGTCACTTGTTGCTGCCCGCGTTGCCGCTGAGCTTCTTGCCTGCCGTCATGCGCAGGTCCGTGCCGGTGTGGATCCGGCTCTGATCCGCCGTCGGCTTTTTGGCAAAAGGCGCCTTGACGTACTGCTGTCCGCCGTGGCCGATCTTGCCCGCGTAGCCGTCTCTGCTGTCTGCCATGCTGTCCCCTCCTCTCACCGGTTTTGGCCATTTTACCCCAAAAGCCGTGTTAGTTACCGTCAACTTGTACTGCCGTGTAAGCACGCAAAAAGAGCGCCCCGCGGTCTCCCGCAGGGCGCTCTCTTTCCGGACTTATTCGGTTTTTTCTTCCGGCAGGCCCGCCACGCTGGTCAGCAGGCTGAGCACGCCCGCCAGCGCGGAAGCGCTGGCCACAACGGCCCAGTTGACCTCGCCGATCACGGCGCTCGTGCCGATCGTCGCCACGGCCGTCTGCGCCACCGTCTTTACGGCGCGGATCGCGGCCGCCTTGAGCCACTTCTTCCAGTTTCTCATATTCTTGTCCTCCTCATTTGATGCCCATCCTTGCCAGCAGCCACGCGACGACCGCGCCGACTGCCACGAGGATGATCTTTTCCACGACCTTCTCCCAGCGCTTTCCGGGCGCTGCCTGCAGCATTTCGATGCTCTTTCGCACCGCCTTGATATCCTCGCCGCTCTTGGCCACGTCCCTCCGGATCGTCTGCTGCTCCTGCGCCATCACGGCCACGCTCGTGGCCAGCTTGTTTAACGCCTTTTGATCCTGCTCCAGTTCGTCGATCCGGTGCGTGTTGCTCTTGCTGCGCTGCTCCGTTTCCGTTAGCTTTTGGATCAGCTCATCCTGCGTCACCGCCTCACCGCCTCTCCAGATACTCGAGCTTAGCGTACCCGGTCGCGCCCGCTGCGGACACGACGTACAGCCACTCGCCCGTGTGGTATCCGTAGCAGCTGCACTTGCTTCCGTCCGGCATCACGCGGATGCTGGTGTACTGCGTGCCCGGTCCCTTGCGCAGGTTGAGCCCGCCGTTTGCCCGGACGGCGTAGCTTCGCCGGTATCCGGCCGTGTACTGCTTGGGCGGCTGCACCTTGTTGTCCGGCACGACCGTCGCGCCGCCGGAATACACCGCCTTACCGCCGGGACCGTATACGCTGTAGCCCGTCGGGCAGGCCGCAATGGCGTTGCTGAGATCGCTGTACGCCCCGATCTGGCTGGCTGCGTCGCCCCAGCTCTTGCGGATGCGGTAAATTTCCTTTGCGCTCGGCTCCGGCGCGGGCTGCTGCTTGCCCGCCAGCAGCTCCGCCACGCGCCGCCGCAGCATCCCCATCGTGTAGCCGTGCCGCGGCCACCAGTTATCCGGGTCGTTGTGATCGGAGCCGTAGCCCCGCTGCCCGGCCTCGTTGTGGCTGACGATCTCCGTGATCGTGGGATAGGCCCGCATCAGGTGCGCGCACAGCTCGGCCGCCAGCTCAAACGTGTCGCGGCAATAGTCCGCGTCTCTGTGGTCGTCCTCGCAGATCTCAAACTGGATCGCGCAGTCGTTATAGCTGCCCTTGCGTCCGGAGCCGACGCCCCAGCACCGCATCTTCCACGGCAATGTCTGGCAGACCGCGAGGCTTCCGTCGGCCAGTTTACCGAGAAAGGCGTGCACGCAGACGTACAGGCCTTCCCGGTTCCAGTCGTTCCTATACCGGTTTTCGCCGAGGACGGCTTTCGTTTCGGCTGCCGTCAGCTTGCGCTCCTGCGGCTGATACTGCATCAGCCCGGCCGTCTGACCCGGCGCGGGCTGCACGTACCGGCTGATGCTCGTATTGTTTGCCGCCGTGCTGTGTACCACGATCTTGGTCGGCGTCATCATCCTCCCGCGCTGGTAGCACTCGTTGGCCACCAGCAGGCACTGATACTGCTGCATGTTATCCCTCCTCGCACGTTTTTTGCCAGCCGATACATTCCACCTGCAATCCATATCTCATTGCTGCGTCGTATTCGACGTGGCATCCTCGCGCATCGGACCAGCCGGTGGCAAAATAGACAAGGTCGCACTTTGACATCGCTTCGATGGATTTCGAGAGGTAGTACAGGGGCTTGTTCACGACGCCCGCTGCTGCCAGCTCGTCCTCGTCAAAGTCGAAAATCGTTTCGGCCACTTCGTAGCCTTCCGCCTCCAGCATTTTGACCGCTTCCGCGCGTTCGGACTCGATCTGCTCTCTGGTCTTGCCTCTCATCGGCTGACTGATCATTGCCTTTTTGCTCATGGTTCCCCTCCCTGCACTAAAGCGCCTCAAAATAGTACTCGTCCGTCAGGCTCTCCGCCTGCCCGGACCGGATCGCGATATACCGCCGCACGCCGTCGGTGTACCGCATCCCCTCCTCAATCTCCATACCGGGTACAAAATAGATCATGCCGTGACCACCTCCACATAAATCCCGACCAGCTCCGCCAGCGTGTTATACACTGGGTTGCCGGTATCGCGCGTGCACCGGTACAGCACGTCGCTCTGCGTGTAATACTTGCCGTTTTCGAGGGCCATGTTGCCCTCGTAGGGGATCGGATCATACTGTGTCCCGTCGTGCTCCTCGTCGATGCGGGCGTACAGGCTTTCCGTGCCCGCTGCGCCCGGCACCCACGTCGACTGCGACGTGTGCGCCTGCAGCACCTTGTAGAGCTTTCCGCCGGATACCAGCTTGTCTCCCGCCGCGTAGTCCTTGCCGCTCTCCCATGCAGGGTAAAAAGCGATCATCCTCAGCGCCGTCTGATCATCCACCGGAAGCGTGTTGATCTGCTTGCGGACCAGCATCTCGGCCACCTCGCCGATCGTCAGCGGCCGGTGTCTTTCTGCGGCCTCATACTGCAGCCGCACCGCCTCCATCTCCGCGATTTCAGATTCAGTCAGTTCGATACATTCTCCGTTTACATATTTTTTCATGCTCTCACTCCGTATATTTTAATCACAGATCCGCTATATAATGTCGTCCTATAACTCCCAATGCATATGGACGAGCAAGGTGACTCTAGTTGTATATCATCATTAGTGACATGGATCGCACCGGCTCCAGAGTAGTCGTTTTGGCGACCAGAAACTACGATATCATGCGTAGTCTGCCCTTCAGGCCTTTTTACAAATATTGGCATAAACTTGCCAACGTATGTGTCCCAGATGGAAACCAGGAGCATGGCTTTTGCTTCCCCATACTTTGGACTGTCCCCGATAACTACTCTGTTATCCCCCCACGGCTCTTGTCCATTTATATCTACGCATACGCCTGCGTTATAGGTGATCGACTCATTTGTCGGCGGAACAGCTTTAACTTTGATGTAAGCGCTTTTTAATGCGAAAGTATTGCCTGAATTATCCGTGCTTATTGTAACTTTTGTTACGTCCTCGCTTAGTTCGAGCGTTCGGATTTCCTCCCACGCCTCAGCCGCCCCACCAGCGCCTGCCACCTGGTACACGCCGGTGTAGGCCGACGCGCTCATGCCATAGATGGCAATTCCGCCCGATACCTGAGCGACCTGATTGAGCTGGATAACGCCGTTTGAGGATATGCTCACCATGTTGTTGCTGCTCAGCGCTCCGCCCTGCATCGTGATCGTGCCAGAGTAGTACTCCTGATTTGTCGCCCCGTCGGCGATGCACATCCACACCACGCCGTTTTCCGGCAGGTCTGCCGCCGGAATGCCGATGTACCCGCCCACGGCGCTCATCGCCTTGAGCGCCCCGCCGGAGCCGGAAGACCCGCCCGCCGGAATGTTTACCGTCAGATCCTCAGAGCCATCGTAAGTCCCCGTCGCCGCTCCCGTAAACGTCAGCGCTTTGGGGTTTTTCAGCGCCGTCGGCAGCTTGTCTCCCCACGCTGCATTGCCGTCCGCGCCGACCTGCAGCAGTTTCCCGGCGTCTGCTGCCGCGCTATCTGGCAGCAGTTTGAGCAGCTCCTTTTGCGCTGCCATATACGCCGCCACCCACACCGTATCCGGGATGTATCCGATCAGATCCGCGTCTCCGGTGTAGGCCTTGATGAGCTTTTCGACGGTCCATCCGTTCGCGCCGTCTGCGATCGGGATCGCTCCCTCGGCTGCGTCGGCCATCGCCGTCCCGAGGTTGCCCAGCACCGGCGGCAACTCCGCACTGCCGCCGCTTCCGGCCGGACCCTGCGGACCCTGCGGCCCCTGCGGACCCTGCGGCCCGGTATCTCCCTTCTCGCCCTTTTCGCCCTGCGGCCCCTGCGGTCCCTGCGGCCCGGTATCTCCCTTTTCGCCCTGCGGCCCCTGCGGACCCTGCGGTCCCGGCGCACCTGCCGCGCCGGGATCTCCCTTGGATCCCTTGGCCGCGCACAGCTCCCACAGCTCGTCCACACCTGGCTCGTCTCCGGCCGTGCTGTCGGCATCGTCTGTCCAGACGTAGCAGCTGCCGTTGTGCTCCACGGCGTCGAGCTTTGCGTATGACGTCGAGGCATCCCACGCCCCGCGCCAGTGAAACGGCTTGCCATCCTTGCCCGGAGCGCCCGCTGCGCCCTTGAGGCTTGCCAGCCACTCGTCCTCCGTGCCGGTGTAGCCGTGCGCCTTGGCGATCCCGTAGGCGCTCAGGTAATAGCCCTGCTCCACGGCCCTGCCGTATACCGGCCGGATGCACTTGGCAATGTGCCGCGCCAGATCGTTCCACGCGGTGTTGTACCGCTGCATCGTGTTGGTGTAGCGCTCGTACTCGCCGTTTGCAAAGTCGACCTGCGCCTCCATCCACAGCAGATAGATCCCGTCGTAGGGATACGGCGCGGCCAGCGCCTCGGTTGGCGTCGCCGAATAAGGCGTGATCTCGCTCAAGGCCAGCAAAAAGATCTCGTGGAGGATCTGTCCCTCCACTTGGTTGAGCCAGTCCAGCAGGATCGTGTCGTCGATCTCCGCCGGGATCGGCTTGAGCTGCCGCAGCCGCTCAAACAGTATCGTCGCTGTCATGTGTCCCCTCCGTCCCCGGCAGCTGCATGCCCTGGATCTCGCGCAGCAGCGCCAGCTTGTCGTCCATCGTCATCTCGCCGCCCGCGATCGCGGCTCTCGTCGGCGCGTCGGTGCTGATCTCTCGCCGCTCGCGCCAATCGTAGTTTGCCTGCAGCGCAAATTTTGCGCCCGCTGCGGAGTTTTTGTCCTCGAGCCGCTCCTGCAGGTACGTCTCGATCACCCGCTTGGCCTCGTCGCAGATGTCGTGCGTCTCTTCGGCGGCCAGATACTTGCTCCACGTCTGTCGGCTGATGCCCAGCCTCCCGCACAGCCCCGTGATCGTCGGCGGGCTGACCCAGCTCGTCCTGCTGGCTGGCGTCCCGTCCTCCGTCACGACGCGCACAAAGCGCGTCGCCGGGTGTCCGTACCGGTCAAACTCCGGCTGCCCGTCGTCGTCCAGCACCGGCTCCTCGCGGTAGACCGGCTCCCGGTAGCGCAGCGCTGCAAAGTATTCCTGCACCGCGCGCCGAAGCGCTGCGGGCTTGTAAGCCTTTTTCCGGCCCATGTGCATCCCTCCCTGTTTGCCGTTAGGATACCACGGTAGCCGTGTTAGTTGCCGTCAACTTTTGTGCCGCGTTACCATGCCTCATACAGCCGCTTGCGCGCCCGGTAGAGTGTGCTCTCGCTGACGCCGTGCGCGATCGCCGCCGCCTGCACCGTCATTTTGCCGCAGCACCAATCCCGCAGCGCAGCGGCGAAGGCCTCCTCGCCGTAGGCCGCCTCGAGCAGCTTGGCGTCGATCCGTTTTTTGCCCTTTTTCCCCATGTCCTCGTAGCTGAGCAGTGTAAAGTAGATCAGGCCCTGCCGCCGGTACGGCAGCCGAATCCCGCTCATCCGCCGGAAACTCATCCCCTCGCCTCCCTTGTATGCACGATATCCGCTATACCGTGGCGGCATAGCGGTCCCATCCCCGCCCGAGCGCCGCTCAGGCAGAGTCCTCCCGTATTAAGCTGGATATCCCATCCGCGCGCGCGTTTGTTTGGTCCGCGCCTGCGCATGCCCCCGCGCGGACCGCGAGTCAACTTTCTTTTTCTCGATTTTCGCCGCTTTCCAGCAGGTCTCGGGCTGTCATTTTGTGCCCGCCGAGCTTTTTGCCGCGCTTGCGGGGCACATAGCGCAGATATGCCCCGGCCTCGCCCTCGACGTAGCGCTCCTCCAGCACTCTCGCGCCCTTTGGCGCGCGCATCTTGGTGCACAGCACGACCTCGCGCTCCTCCGTCGTCGGCAGAGCGGCTCCGCGGCTGACCTTGTATTTTTTGCGATCCGGCACGCGCCGGACCTGCTTGAGCA